CACCTAAATCTAGTTGTAGTTTTTTAACTGCCGGACCCTTACTGCCTCTACGTAAAGTACCGTTTGTTGGTGCTGATGCTGCTGGTGCATTACCTGCTGCTGGTGCTGCTGCCGGTGTTTGTGACTGAGATACAGCAGCTTTTTGAGCAGCTACTCTTGGATCGTTTGGACGAACTCTTACAAGTGCATTAGTATTGCCTACAATCCACACTAATCCGTCGCCGGCATCTGTGCCTATTCTACTACGTCCTCTATCATCTGTTCTAGCTACTGCTGCAACAGCATCTGGCTCTGCTTCTTTGATAACTTTTACTTCAGAAATTTTCATATTAAGATCCTATAGGACTTTTAGTGTTTTTTGCATCGCTGATATCTTTACTATCACCTACTGGAGTGTCTCCAATATAGTCGTTATTACGTTCTTTGCGAGCTGTTTCTAATTCTTTTAACAGGTTCATTACTTTGTTTTCGCCAACTTCATCTTGAGCACTTTCGCCCTCTAGTTCTTCTGTGGTTAGTTTAGCAACATAAGTTTCGCTGTCTTTTTCTTCTTGATATAATTCTTGCGGTTCGTTTGGATTTCTAACTATAATATGACTTTGTTTAACACCACAACATTGTCCGATATACTCTTGTAATACTTGAACAGTAGTTGGATAAATCAAATCTACTTCGTAGTATGTTACATTACAATTTTCTAATTGTGGAAAATCTAACGGACGTTCTTGGATAGGGGTTCTTTTTCCAGCTGTCATACTACTAACATTGTATTTTTGTAAGGCAGTTTCCATAGTATCTGCAAACCCTTCGGGCAAATCGCCTGCTACTCCTACCTTAAAAGAATAGACTTTTTTTGATTCAGTTAGATATTCATCAAATGTTTTCATAGTTTTATTATCCTGTTATTATTATTATTTATCTTTATCCAACCCTTTTAAGCGTTCTAGTAGACTATTTCTATCTGTTACAACATAACCTTCGCCGTTCACGACATCGCCTTCTGTGTTACCAGTGTCCCTGTCCATCTTTTCTTTTTTAAGTTGCAGTTCTACCATCTTGAGTTTTTTATCTAGTTTAGCAACTTTGGCGTCTAAGCTAGTTTTAAGCATGTTACCTGCTACTTCAAAAACTCTGCCACTATAACGACTTTCAACATTCATACCAAGGTCCATTAAATCGTCGTATGCTGCCATTGCTTTATCAGCAACTTCATTGAGTTCGGTATCAGCCATTGCTCCTAGCCCTTTAACAGCAGGAAGTGCACTAGAAATTTTATCTAATTCGTCGATATCTCTAAAAGTGCTTTCCTGCTCGATTATTGCAGTTTCTTTTTTGCTAGGTTCGTTAACAATGTCTTTGTTGTCAGGCAAATTTAGCATGTCTTCAAGTTTTTTGGTCATAGTAGCTTTCCGTTATATACTACTATTATTTATCTACGTTTTCCTTGATGGAAAATATCTCCCTCATTAACAACTCTAAACATAATTCCTTTTTGTTTGCACCATGCTGATGCCGCTTGCCATTTAGCTTGATTAACCACATAGTGTAATTTATTGTGTCTGCTGTTGCCAAGATTTTCTTTAAACGTATGATTTGCAGGTTTGACTTCTATAAGCTCTACATGCTGCTTTCCAGTTTTATCGTTGTATACAATAAAAAAATCAGGAACGTATATTGTCTGTTTTCCGCTTAACGGATTTTTGTAAGGTATTCTGATTGCTTCACTAGCCCATTGTGTTATACTATCGTTGGTATCGCACATACGCATGAATGCAAACTCCCAACTGCTACGGTATGTAGGTGATCTGCCGCCAACATATTTTTCAGGGTTTTTTAAAGTATATTTTCCTTGAGCAAATCTACTCATTAGATTACAATGTTTCTTTTTTCACTAGTAGCAACAGTGTCTTCTATTCTATATCCTATAATACTAATTTTACTTCTATTAGAATTTAGTATTGTTGCTACTAAATTACTAAGACTAACTTCGTTTAATCCTTGTAACGTATCTAGTAATTTATAAATATTAACATTATCAATTTTAGATTGTTGTAACAATACACTAGCAACTGCGGTTGCACTACTGGTGTCGAAACCTCTTTTCTTAAAAAAGCCTACAACACTATCGACTTGATTGCTAGTAACACTTATTTTTTTACTAAAATATTTGTTAAAAAATTCTTTAACTTCTGTTGCACTATCTGTAGTTGGTTGTATGCTTGGATCGCTAATACTGCTCATTATCTTGTCCTTGTAGGTAATGCTTGAGTTGTTTGATTATTATTTGTAGTTTGACCAAAAACAAATCCTGATTGTTGATTATCTGGAGTTGAACGGGAATCTGCACTTGATATTTTTTCTAAATCTTGTAGTGTTTGTATAGTAGTTAATACTGTGTTCAAATCAATATTATTAGTTCTTACATCGTTAAACACACTTGATATACCGTTGACTAATCCGCCAATTGTAAATAGATCAGCAACTGTGCTATTTCCGTTTAACGATCCTACAGACAAATCATAATGACTAGGATCGCCAAAGCCTGCAGGCTCATCTAGCTTGGTTCTTCCTCTTCCATACATCACTGATTCGTATTGTATTCTCATTGTGTTTTTTGTAAAATTGTTTTCACTTTGACTCATTGTGTCATGATTCATATTTGTAATTATTGGATTAACTAATGTGAACGCTGTAAATTCTGGCCTTGCATTATTTGAATACAATTGATTAACTGTGATACTATTAAAAAATGGCTCACTCCTATTAATACCATTATCTAAACCATATCTAAAACTGTTGGCTGTTTCGCCTTTGTAAGTTGTATCATAATACGATTGCGGAGTTGTAGTTTCAGGTTGTCCACTACTGCTTTTTGATGCATAGTTTGGATCTTGATAATAATATCTATAATATGCTTCCCATAACAAAGTAGTAAGTCCTGCCATATCATCATGAAAGATCATTTGAACAGGTTCGTATTGTATTCTTGTTTGCACTAATTTTTTTCTATTGTATTGATTTTTTTCATCAACATCTATATTGTAACGAGGTAAATCAACAGTTTCTACCAAAAGATTAAACTCTCTTTTGTTTAGTAGACTTTGAACTGTTCTACCTACTTTAGCAAGTGCATTTTGATTTACATCTATTACAACATGATAAAGAAATTTAGTCTTTGGACTCAGACGCATATTGTTTCGTAGATACAATGCATCTGCGTGTGCGTAATCAGCTAGAGTTCCGGCTCTACTGTTGTTATCAAAAAAAGGTGTAAACTTACTCATACTGTATTTATCTCGTTGTATAAACTGCGCATTTAAACAAAAAAGGAGCCTTGCGGCTCCTTTGATGTATAATGGCAATCTTAAATGATTTTAGCCAGTTGATGTTGTTCCAGCAGCACCTGTTACACGTTTTTGTTTGGTGCCATTAATGCCTACGCCAACACCGAGTTGAACTGCATTGTCATACTGGATAGTTAGTGTGACTGTTGCTGCATCGTTGTTTGCATATGCAAGAGAACCGTATTCTACGTTTGTTAAGAAACAACCATATAGTTCCCATGTTTCTAAAATACCCGGTGTGTTAGTTCCGTTACCACCGTCAAGTATTTCAATACGTTCTACAAATTTGTAGTCAATACCAGATGCAGCACTTGATTGCTCGAAGAAATCAAATTGTTTCTGAAGCTGTTCGCCTACCATCTTTTGAACACTTCCGTTGACATCGTCACGTAGTGTAATGTTTACAGTATTCCATGTGTGCTTGCCTGCAAGGTGCACTTTAGAGTTATAAACATCAAGAACAATTGGATCAAATTGCAAAGTTGGACGTGATGCGTCTATAACCTGTTTTGTTAGTTCTTGTGTTTCTTTTGATACACCAAAGTTCTCTAGTGATACTCGAAAACGATATTGCAGTTTTGGCATCAGCAAACCTTGCGAACTTGCGCTCGCATCATTTGCTAGTGGAACTGTTAAATTTAATAGAGTTGAGATTGCCATCTATTGTTTCTCCTTATACGCAAGTATTTATCATATTAGGGCCAAGTTTCCTTGACCCTAATTTTTATGATATTAGAGACCTGCGATCTCTCCTGTGTTTTTCAAGCGTAGCGGAATGTAAATAAATTCTACTGCTTTTACTGGTTCGATTGCAATATCAACATATAGTTCATTACGATCGATTCTAGCCGGAGTATTGTTAGTATCGTCACATACAACTAAGAAGTCATAAAGTGCTCTTAGTCCTACTAATTCTACCATCAAGCTTTCAACCTGTTGTTTGATTTCATCACGTGTAATCTTATCGTTTGGTTCAAACAAGTATGGTTTTGCTAGACTGTTTAGCTGACTACGTAAGTATACAACCAATCTTGCAACGTTTACTCTATCTAGTGCGCTTGCATTTCTTGCACGAGTCTTTTGACCAAATACTGTTAAGCCTGCTCCTGTTAGGAATGTAATTGGGTTAACATTTTGTGCATAAAGTGTGTCACGCTGTCCTTCGTTGAGTGCAATCGAAACAAACTCGCCTTCGCTACTAATATAACCACTTGCTGTAGCATTTGTAACTCCGCCACGTCTTGTGCCTGCTGGTGCAAACCATGGATATGCAACTTGGTCATTAAGTGCAAATGTTCTTAGAACCATATGCGAACTTGGAACAACAATGTTGTTGCCTGCGTTATCACTTGTAAATCCACTTGGATAATAAACAGCCATGTATTCATCTCTGCTTACAAGACCATTGTCGTTATCTTCAACTGCTAGGTTAACGTTAGTTGCCCATTCATTAAGTGAAGTAGCATCTGGTGTTAGACGGAATGGTGAATCACCTACTACAAACGCTGTTAGGCCTCTGTCGTAGTTGAGTGTGATCATTTCGCCAATTAGCTCAGGATATCCAGGTGTTGCAATCAAGTTGTAAAGACGTGTTTCGTTATCACGAATATCTTCATTGCTGTTTACCATAGCTTGTAGTGCTTGCACAACAACTTTACGCTGTGCCTTACGTCCAAAGCTGCCTTTGCCGTTTACGTCATTAGCTGACTCAGTTACCCAACGGTGTGGATAGTAGTTAGTCATTGCTTCGCCACTGTTGAAACGCTCGTTGTCTGCGTTTATGTCAATGTAGTTACGCTCAAAACGTTTTACGTTAAATCCACTTCTGCGTAGATTCCATAGCAGCATACCTTTTGGATATAGTGCAGGATCTGGTGCATCTGGATCTAAGTAGTTGCTTACTAGTAGATCTGCAATATCTCCAGCTTCGCCGCTGTTTGCACCATTTGTATTATAACGTGCATCATCAAATAGTATACCATTTTCAGTTGTTTGATCACTAGTATCAATTTCTACCCAAGGATTTGATCCTGCATCTGCTAATACTTTATTGTAAACATATACTTGTGGATAGTTTTCTAAGTCTGCTGTTGATATCCAAATATCGCCTGTAACCAATGCAGTAGCATCTGATTGTTCAGTTGGCTCGCTTGCACTTACAATAGGTCCTGCTGGATCTGTGCCGTTTGCAAA